CTACAGTGTTCCACGAAAACAAACCAATAAAGAACGATTTACACCCTACAATGAAGCCAATAAGACTATGTGCTGACATGATAAGAAATAGCAGTAAAAAAGGAGACATAGTACTAGACTTATTCGGTGGAAGTGGAAGTACACTAATAACGTGTGAACAGTTAGGCAGAACTTGTTATATGATGGAATATGATCCGATATACATGGACGTAATAATAGAAAGATGGGAAAACCTAACTGGCAAAAAGGCGGTGTTGATAAGTGATTAAGTCATTTAAAATAGACCACACAAAGTTAGTAGCACCATACATAAGGTTAGCTGACACATACACAAAGAAAGACATAATGGTTAAGAAATACGACATAAGAGTAGTAACTCCAAACACTACATACATAGATGACAAGACAATGCACTCAATGGAACATCTACTTGCAACAGCTTTCAAAAACGAATTTAAAGATGACATGATAGACTTGTCTCCTATGGGATGTAAAACAGGGTTCTACTTTAGTGTATTTAATACCAAAGACATAGATACAAGAATAAAGAAAGCAATAAAGAATGCAGAAAAAGTAAAGATACCAAAACCAACAAAGAAGAACTGTGGTTCATACTTACTTCATAATGTGGAGGGTGCAAGATGTTTCATAAAAAGAATATCAGAATCATTACAGTAGCCACAGATGAAGAATACAAATTAGCAAGAAAGTATTTTAAAAAAGAAAAAATAATAAAAACAGGTGTTGGTGGTATCAACGTAATAAGAAAGTTAAACAAATTACCGAAAGACACAGAAATAATAAACTTTGGATACGCAGGAAGTAATAAAATACCAATAGGAACAATGGTAAAAGTAGGCAAATGCAAACTATACCATCCAAACGTAGAATACAAAGAACCAACATACAAACTAGAAAACTACACATCATTCTGTTATACGAGTAATGACTTTGTACTAACGACAGATATAAAAGAACCAGTATTATTTGATATGGAATTAGCATACATAAAAGCAATGGGGTTTAAAAAAGTGAAATCAATTAAAATTGTAAGTGATAATTTATCATTAGAACAATATGAGGATAGATAAAATAGAAAAAATAAGTAAAGGGAATAAAGGAAAGACTGCGTGGAATAAAGGTAAAAAATGTTCTGATATATCATTAAGACAATTAGGAAAACCTCATCCACATGGTTCAACTAAAAAGAAAGGAAGTGATGTGCGATGATAGAAAAGGTAAACCCATCGCATCCCTGATAAGTTAGCAGATAGAATTGCAGGGGCAATAGTAGACATAGCATACACAAACGAAGAAAATCCAAAAGTAGCAGTAGAGGTATTAATAGGACATGGAGAATGCAACATTATAATTGAATCAAGTGTCAAATATAGTGCAGATGAAATAGTAGATGCAGTAAGAAGAATAACTAAACAACCTAACATAGAAGTCTACATTACACAAGCTACACAAGATGAACACTTAAGTAGAAACCAAAGTGAAAAAATAAGATGTGGAGACAATGGTATATTTAAAGGAGTTCCACTAGAAGACAATGAATTAACAATAAGTGAGATTGCCAGAGGTATATACGACAAATATCCAACCGATGGTAAATACATCCTAACTGATGAAAAATTAATTATATGTCAAAGTAACGCAGACAGTAATGAACTATACCAAACATTCAATACTATATATCCAGACTTACACGTAATAGTAAATCCATTAGGAGAATGGACAGGTGGTACTGATGTAGACACTGGAGCAACAAACAGAAAACTAGGTTCAGATATGGCTCAATCAGTTACTGGTGGTGGATTACATGGAAAAGACTTATCTAAAGCCGATGTATCAGTAAACATATACGCATTCCAAAAGGCACAAGAAACAGGAGATGTAGTAGAACTAAACTGTGCCATTGGTGATGATACAATAGATGGTAAACCATACGAAGAAATAGTTGAAATTGCCAGAGAATATATTAAAAACGTTGGTGGGTTTGAAAAATTCGCAGAATGGGGATTATACTAATCCTCTTTTGGCATATTAAGGAGGTGATATAGTGGCTAATAAAGAAGATAACTTGATACCATTTACAAGTGAGCAAAACCGAGAAGAAGCCAAGATTAATGGCAGAAAAGGCGGAATAGCTTCAGGAATAGCACGTAGAGAGAAAGCCACTATGAAAGCCGTACTAGAAAAAATACTAGATGAACCAAGTAAAACTGGTAAGACATATAGAGAAATGGCAACGTTAGGATTATTAAAAGGGGCAATAGGTGGCAATGCTAATAACTACAGAACAATACTAGAAACATTGGGAGAACTTACACTAGCACAAGAAGATAAGACAGAAAGAGAACTAAGTAAGGTAGAACAATTACTTGCTAAAATAGAAGATGAGGCAAACAAATGATACTAAGTGAGAAACAGAAAGAGTTCATTAAGAATGCCCATCATAGATATAACCTAAAAGTAGGGGCAAGACGTTGTGGTAAAACATACCTAGATAACCTATACATGATCCCAAAAAGAATAATAGAAAGAAAAGGGTTGGATGGATTATACTGCATATTTGGTGTATCAAAAGGAACAATAGAAAGAAACGTACTAAAACCATTAAGACAATTATATGGTAAAAACATGGTAGGAACAATAAACTCCAATAACATAGCAAAAATATTTGCTGAAGAAGTATACTGCTTAGGTTGTGAAAAAACAAACCAAGTGAGCAAGATACAAGGAACGTCAATAAAGTATGCCTATGGTGATGAAGTAGCAAAATGGAATCAAGAAGTATTCGTAATGATACAAGCGTCACTAGACAAAGAATATTCGTGTTTCGATGGGGCATTGAATCCAGAGAACCAAAACCACTGGTTAAAGAAAGACTTCATAGACACAATAGAAGAAAAAGGATTAGACGTATACGTACAACATTACACAATATTTGACAATCCATTCCTACCAAAAGAATTTGTAGATAACCTATGTAAAGAATATGCAGGAACAGTATACTACGATAGACTGATACTAGGTCAATGGAAAAATGCAGAAGGAATAATATACAGACAGTTCTGCGACAATCCAAGTCTATACATAAGAGATGAGGCACTGACAGAAAGTGGAGAAAGAATAAACTTTATGATCATATCAATAGGCATAGACTATGGTGCAACAAAAGGAGAAACAGAATTCAAAGCAACAGGCATAACACAATACTTCAAACAAGTATGGACTATAGATGAAGAAAAGCTTACTGGACTCCATAGCCCAGAAGAAATGTATAAAAAATTCGTAGAGTTCTACAAAAGAGTAAAACAAAACTATGGAAAAGTAACACATTGCTTTGCAGACTATGGTGCATTAGGACAAGTGTTAACATATGGAATGAATAAACACTTACAAGAAAATGGAATACCACTAATGGTAGATGATTGCATAAAAGGTAGAATAGTAGACAGAATCGAGCTAGATTGCCATTTATTTGGGCAACAACGAAGATTTATACTAAAGAAGTGCAAATACCTTATAGATGCATATTCGCAAGCCCTATGGGATGAAAAACACGATGACGAGAGACTAGACGATGGAACAACTCCAGTAGATGACCTAGATGCAAGTGAATATTCAATGTTTCCATTCTATGATAAATTGATGATGGATATAAAAGGAGGGTATTAAAGTGAATGAAGATGGCAATTGGGTAACAATAAACGGTAGACGTGTGTTTATAAAGAATAAAGATGTTAAAGAAGAATTAGAGGAACAAATTATAAAATATACTAAAAATAAAAAGGAGTGATACAGTGAAATTAGAAGATTTTCTACAAACAAATTATGACTACAATCCGAATGCAAAAACAGAGTTAAAAGAATACATAGAACAGTGGAAAAGTTGGTACAGAGGAAATGTAAGAAAGTTTCATAATTACTTTATCTATAATGGACAGAAGAAAGTAAACCAACATAGATTTACAATGAACATGGCTAAAGAAATAAGTGAAGACTGGTCAGACATACTATGGAGTGAAAAATGTGAAATATCACTAAAGAATGATGAATCACAAAAACAATTTGATGAACTAATAGATGACCTAGACTTATACACAATAATAAACCAATCAATAGAAAAGTCTGGTGCATTAGGTACTGCTGGAGTAGTAGTAAGTGTATACGATATAATAGCAAATGAAGATGCAATGTACTTGGATGTATCAGAAGCCAAAACCAGAGTAGACATAGTAGACATAGACTGGATATATCCACTAAGTTGGAGTAATAAAGAAATAACAGAATGTGCATTTGGATCAGTAGAGTACATAAAAGGTGATAAATACGTAATACTATCGGTACATAAAAAAACCGACAATGGCAATTACCACATATACAATCACCTATTCAAAGAAACAAATGGATTGTTAACAGAGATAAAAGAACAAGAAAACACAATACAAGATTTTGATACAAAGTCAGATAAGAAATGGTTTAGTATATTCAAACCATTACTAACAAACAACCTATTCAATAATAGCCCATTTGGAATACCACACTATGCAAATGCAATAGACAACATGAAGACAGTAGATATAATATTCGATGCATTAAAGACAGAAGTAAAAGATGGCAAAAGAAGAACATTTGCTAGAGCTGAAATGTTTAATTACGATGACGGAACACAAAAAATGGTATTCGATCCAGAAGACACGTCAATATATCAATTACCAAAAGGGGCAACAAAAGACGACTTGATACAATCAGAGACTGATGACTTAAGAACAGATAAACAAATAAGTGCATTAAACACTGCACTAAACATACTAGGAAACAAAGTAGGATTTGGAGAAAACCATTACCACTTTGACGGAACAAACTTAAGCACTGCGACAGCTGTAGTATCAAGTAATAGTAAACTATTCCGAAGAAAGAAAAAACTAGAAATAGGATACGAAAGTGCAATATACGACTTAGTAGAAGCAATATGCTATGCATCAAGTCAATTTGGTAAATACAACATAAACACAGAAGATATGGTTATCAAATTTGATGATAGTATAATAGAAGATAAAGAAGCAGAATCAAATAGAGCAATGCGTGAAGTAAGTGCAGGGCTAATGAGTAAAGTAGAATACAGAATGAAGATATTCGGAGAAACAGACGACATAGCTAAAGAGAAAGTGCAAGAAATACAAGAAGAATCAGAAGACATAGAAGATTTACTTGGAACAAAAGAAAGAAAACAAGAAGATAAAGAAAAAGAAGAAAAAGGTGGTGACGAATAATGAAGTTGATAGTTAATCCACATAAGATAGAAATAGAAAAAACACCAGTAAACGAAAAAGAAATAGACATAAGCAAATGTCAATTTGAATTTGCAGAAGAAATTACAGATGAATATGTAAAAGAAGCATACTTTACACTAAACGACAAAACATATAAACAAATAATAGTAAACAACGAATGTGCAATACCAAGTGAAGCATTAGTAGAAAAAGGCACAGTAGAAATTGGTGTTGTAGCATACTTAACAGAAAACGAAACAGAAATAAAAAGATATAATCCTACACCAACATACTTTGACACATGGTTAGGATCATTAAAAGATGCAGAAAATAGCCAACCAATAACACCAAGTGAAATGGAACAATATGAACAAGCGTTACAAGACGGATTAAGTGAAGTAAATGATAAATTGGATGCTATGGACACAGCATTAAGACAAGTTGATAACTTAGACATAGATGCAAACAAAGCAGGAAACACAGCAACAATAACTATTACAGATAAAACAGGAACACAAAAATCAGTTCAAATACAAGATGGAATTAATGGGCAGAACGGAAAAGACGGAACTGATGGAAAAGATGGAGAAAACGGCCAAGATGGTATAACACCAACAATAGGTGAAAATGGCAATTGGTATTTAGGTACAACAGACACAGGAAAACCTAGTAGAGGTGCAACAGGACAAACTGGTGCAACAGGCCAGACAGGACCAGCTGGTGCTGATGGTCATGACGGACAAGATGGAATAAGCCCAACAGCTAGTGTATCAAAAAGTGGTAGTGTTGCAACAATAACAATAACAGACAAGAATGGCACAACTACTGCAACAATAAATGATGGCACAAATGGAACAAATGGACAGGATGGTGTTGGAGTACCAAGTGGTGGAACAACAGGACAATATTTAACAAAAAAAAGCAACACAAATTATGATACAGAATGGAATACACTAGATTTAAGCACATACGCCACACAATCCTATGTCAATAATGCAATATCAATAGCAATAACAGATGCTTTAGGGGGTAGTTATTGAGATGGCAAGAACTGATACGTTAGGACATTTTTTAACAGATGTCGCAGAAGCAATAAGAACAGCAGAGGGTTCAACTGATACAATAACAGCTAGTGATTTTGATACAAGAATAGAATCATTATCTGGTGGTGGAGGTAGCGGACATGATTGGTCTTTGATTGGTTATAATGCAGAACCAACATTTATAAGCGATAGTTATGATTATGCTAAGCAAATATATGAAAATTGGGATGTTACTCAAACAAGTTTATATGGTAAATATAATTATGATTGTCAATTAACAATATTTCCAAAAGTAGATACAAGTAATGTAACTAATTTTTCATCTATGTTTCAAAATGCAAGAGGTTTAAAAGAAGTTGATTTAGATATAACATCTGCAACAAACATTTCAAATATTTTTAGTAATTGTTTTTCTTTACAAAGTTTAAAAATTAAAGGTGGGCAAAATATTACTTCATACAATAATTTTTGTAGTGATTTATATTCTTTGCAAAATGTAAATTTTAGTGAAATTAATACAAGCAACATGACATCAATGTCTGGAATGTTTCAGAATTGTAGAAGTTTAAAAAACATAGATTTAAGATATTTAGACACATCAAGATTACAAAAAACAGATTGGTTATTTTATGATTGTCGTTCTTTATCTCGTGTAGATATGAGAAATTTTGATTTTACTACATTAACTGACACTTCATATATGTTTAGTGGAAGCACACCAACAAATTGTGAAATAATAGTTGCAGACCAAACACAAAAAACATGGATGAATAGTCATTTTAGTTCATATACAAATGTAAAAACAGTAGCAGAATACGAAGCAGAATAGGAGGTGTCCTATGCTTTCTGATGAATTAATAGAAAAAGTAGTTGAAAGACTTGTTAATAGAATAGAACAAGGAAACGAATATGTATTAAAAAAGATAGGTGAGAGTGTCAGAAAAATAGGCACTCTTTCGCCTAGTAAATCACAAGAGTTGGTTCAGATCCTACGATATGGTGGAGACTACGATAAGATAGCAAACAAGTTAACAGAAATAACAAAACTAAACAAAAAAGATATATACAAAATATTTGATGAAATAGCTAAAAACGATTATCAGTTTGCAGAACAATTCTATAAGTACAGAAGCAAGAAATACATACCATACGATGAAAATGTGGCATTGAAAAGACAAGTAGAATCAATAAAAAGAATGACAACCGAGACTTATCAAAATATATCTAATACGATGGCATTTGCAAGACATGGGGCTAATGGGGAAATAATATATTCTCCACTTGCAGAAACGTATCAATCAATACTAGATGAAGCAATCTTAAATGTAGGACAGGGAAAAGAAACATTTGATGATGCATTATATAGATCATTAAAAACATTAGCTGAAAAAGGAATAAACACAGTAGACTACGAAAGTGGTAGACACATGAGATTAGATAGTGCATTAAGAATGCAAATGAATGGTGCTATAAGAGATATGCATATAAAGATGCAAGAAGAACTAGGCAAACAATTCGAAGCTGATGGTGTTGAAATATCAGTGCATATGAATCCAGCACCTGACCACGAATTAGTGCAAGGTAAACAATTTAGTAATGAAGAATTTGAAAAGTTGCAAAATGATGAAGATGCAGAATCTTATGATGGAGTAAAGTTTCCAGCAATAGCAGAAACAGGACATGATAGACGTTCTATAGGTCAATATAATTGCTATCACTACACGTTTGCAATAGTGCTAGGTGTAAATACTCCACAATACACAAATGAACAACTTAAAAAGATAGTGAACAATAGTCATAAAAAATTTAAATTTGACAAAAAAGAATATACAATGTATGAAGGACAACAGCTTCAAAGAAGTATAGAACTAGCAATAAGAAAAACAAAAGATCAACAAATGATAGCTAAAGCAAGTAATAATGAAAAATTGTTATATAAAAGTCAAAAGAAGATAAATGACTTAACAGATAAATATAAAGAATTATCTAAAGTAAGTGGATTATCTACCAAACCAGAAAGAATGCGTGTAAGTGGTTATAAAAAGATAAAAACAGATAAAAAAACACTTGCAAAAAATTGACTAATATGTTACAATATAATTGTTCTGATAGAACAAACTTCATATGGGCTACCTTTATAGGTAGCATAGAGTAGATAAGCCCATTTGTAAAAACCTTTCCGGACTATATCTATTCTATGGTGCTTATAAGGCATCAGTAATTTCTACTAGTTCATTATGAACACCTAACACAGGAACACAGAAATGTGTTCTTTTTGTTGACTTTATAATAATATCATAATATAATGATACAAAGGAGGTAGGATAAATGGAAAACTTAAGCAAATATGGTTTTAGAGAGGACTTCGACTGGGACACAAGATTTGACTTGAAGACAGACGTTGGCGATTATGTAGTGTCAACAGTAGATTTAGGATTAGATCATAGTTTTGGAGATGGTCCTCCACTATACTACGAGACAATGATATTTAAGAAAAAGGATGATGAAATAGATTGGGGTGGAGAATATCAAGAAAGATATTCAACAGAAGAACAAGCCATAATAGGGCATCAAAAAGCAATAGAGTATGTAAAAAATCATTTAATGAAGGAGAAATAGAATGAGTAAATTAATTAAACAAAAATACACTACTGTAGATGGAGATAGACGAGTATTCTCATACTTGGCAACAGTTCCAAAGAAAGTAGTAAAAGCTTCAAATATTAATGAAGACGATGAAATAATTGTAACTGAATATGAAGGAAACATATTAATCCAAAAAGTAAATGGTGAAAACTATGATTATAAAAAATAGTGAGTTGAAAACTATGCTTAGAGAATATGGTAGACACTACACACTAACAATGTATGTAAATAGATACTTCCACATGACAAAGAAACAATTAGACTACGTATTAAAATATAAAGGAAAACAATGAAAAAGAAAAACATATATGAAGACAATATCCAATGTAGCAACTGTGGGTATTGCAATAAAGTAAAGTATGTGCAATATAGTGGTGTATGTCATTTATGTGGAAAAATACTAGACGAGAAAGCATATTTCAAACAACAAATGAATAAGAAATTAAGACTATGGAGAGGCAAAAAATTCCTAGATTGGTCTTACTATAACGAAAAAAGGTAACTTGCCTTTTTTTTGAATGTATGTTATAATTTATTATGTAAGAATATTGGAAAGAGGGTTTAATATGAATCAAATAATTATTGCAGTAATCAGTGGGTTATGTGTAGCAGTTCCGTCTATCATTGCTACCATATCAACAAACAAAAAAAACAATGATCTTGTCATATATAGGATAAATGAGTTAGACGAGAAAGTACAAAAGTACAACAATTTAAAAGATAGGATGTTCGAAGCGGAAAAAAAAATAGCCTTATTAGAAAATAATGTGAAAGATATTAAAGGAAATTAATATCTTTTTTTATTGCATAAATAATAAATAAGAGATATAATAACTACCCTAACAGAGGTGATATTATGAAAAAACCGCATTACTACTTTGATATGCCAAAAGAGACGTATGACTTCATAATAAAAAAAGGCATATTAAGAGAAAGCAAGAAAGAAAAGACAATAATGGATCTGTGCATATGTGGAGAGCCAAACAAAAGCATCATGGTAAAGACAGGATACTCAATGAGAACAATCTTAAATAGAAAAAAAGAAATATACGAGAAAATAAGCAAATACTTTTATTAAGTAAAGTAATGCTATTAATTACTACTATTTGCTATTATTTGCACTATCTTTGCATTCCAATTAAAAAGAAACCATATAAAATAGTCTGCAACGAGGTGGGATTATGGTCGAGAAATTAAGAATCAAAGCAATATATGACGACTTTATAAGAAACGTAGCACTTACAGACGAACAAATAAAAATTATAAATATGCTTATAAATAAAGACAGTATAGTAAAAATAGCAATGGAAATAGGAATAAGCCAAAGAACAGTAGGATATGAGATAAGAAAGCTAAAAGACATATACCAAGACTATGTATTCATACAAACCTGGAAAGTATTACTACTAATGTAGTAGTGCTTTTTTATTGCCATTTAGAAAAGAAAAAAAGTTATAAACTTTTATTATGAAAGGAGAGTTGAAGTATTTAGTTTAAAACACTATTACTAAACTCTTTTTTCATTAATAGGAGGTAGAAATGTATAACAATCCATATGTGCCAAGTGTATATAATCCACAAGCAAATATAGACAGAATCAATATGCAAATGGCAGAACTAGAAAAAATGAAAGAACAATTGCAAAAACCTGTTCCTATTACACAAAACTTCCAACTAGCACCAACTAATCGTGAAGTAATTAGATATGCTAGTTCTATTGACGAGGTGCAAAGAGATATGGTAATAGGTGACACCCCATTTTTTAGTAAAGATATGTCAGTTGTGTGGATAAAGAATGCAAAAGGGGAAATTAAAACATATCAATTAAACGAAATAATACCAAAAGATGATAGAGATATGTTAATAGAAAGCTTACAGATGCAAATAAGCGAGTTAAGAAAGGAAATGAGAAATGCAAAATCAAATGATGAATATGTTAATGAAACAACTTCAAATGAGAAATCCACAAATGTTTCAATTCCTAGAACAAGCACAAAAAAACAAAAGCAATCCGATTGATATGCTAAAACAGATAACAAAGAATTATAGCCCAGAACAAGTAAATGGTTTATTTGAAAGAGCTAAACAATTTGGGATATCAGACGATGTACTAAAACAAGCACAAGATGGTATTAATACAAAATAGTATTGATATAAGAAGTTTAGGAAGGAGGTGGAACAAATGAATGGATCACAAGGAATAACACCAACAGTAGAATTAGCAACTACTAACGGAGGCAATGGATTTGCTTATCCTTATCCAGTATATGGTGGATTTGGAGGAAACAATGGCTTTGGTGGATTTGGTGGTGATGGTGCATTATGGCTAATCGTATTACTTGCTTTGATTTGGGGCAATAATGGTAATGGCAACGGTGGTTGGTTTGGTGGCAATAGTGGTTTTGATAATAACTATGCTTGGCTATCAAATGGTCAAAAAGAAATTATGACAAACACTAACAATGGATTTGATACACTACACCTTAGTAACCAATTAGAAAGCACAAGAGATGGCATTTATGGACTATCTAACCAATTATGCAATAGCACTGCTGATATAACAAGTGCAATAAGTAATGGTTTCTATAATAGTGAAATAAGTGCTAATAATAGAGCAATGAATCAAATGCAAGATACATTCGCATTAAGCAGACAATTTGCCGATTGTTGTTGTGAAAACCGTTTAGGTATAGCCAACTTAAATTCAACTATACTAAGTGAAAATTGTGCTGATAGAGCTGCCCTTGCCGATGGCCTTAAAGATGTCTTAATTAATCAAACTGCTAACACGCAAAGAATATTAGATCAATTATGCAATGATAAGATTGATGCTAAAAATGAAAAAATATTAGACCTTCAAAGACAACTAGATATGGCAGATTTAAAAGCAAGTCAAATTGCACAAAATTCATTTATAGCACAAGGATTTGCTAATGAGGTTGACGCACTATACAACAGATTAAGCAATTGCCCAGTGCCAAGCACTCCAGTATATGGAAGAACACCAATATTTACTTGCAACAATAATGGATGTGGATGCAATGGATATTCAACAAATATTATTTAATAGCATAAAGTCAATATGACACCCTCAATAAGAGAACTTGCAAAAAGAGATGGACGAGTTCTGTCTCTTTATTTTATGAAAGGAGAAATAAAAATGATACAAGCAATACAAATTACCCCAGAAATATTAACAAGCAATACAGATAACATAAACTTTGATACAGTAGATCTAAGGACAAATAGTGCCAACTGTTGTGGATGGCTTCAATATATGCCTGGAGGCAGTGATTTTACAATTATAGGTGGTGGAACATTCAAAGTAAGTTTTAATGCCAATGTAACAAGTGATACTGCTGGAATCGTAGCACTAGCACTAAAGACAGCAACAGGAACAGATTTAGAAGGAACAGAAATGGATGCAGAAGTAACGACACCTGGAAACTATATAAACATTTCATTTACAAAGTTATTAAGAATATGCCCAAGAGTAAACACAACAGTAGCAGTTGGTTCACTACCAGCGACTATAACTGGAACAACTACACTTACTAATACAGAGACAGAAATACCTGTAATAAAAGATGCAAACATTATTATAGAAAAGATAGCATGAACAAGATAGATAACATTTCACTATTACTACAAGCACTAAGTTTAGAAATACTGTTCAGAGACTACAATAACAGTGATATAATGAACGAATTGCAAACACAAGATGAAAGATACCTAAAAACAATTATAAGCCAGAATAACGAGATTTTGGCACTTTTAAAAGGAAGTGAAAAAGATGGAAGAAAGAGTAATTGAAAAAGTAAATGAAAAAATTAAACAGATACTAGATGAAGACATAAATACAAATAATTTAGATCATCTGTATAAACTAAGTAAAATAAAACACATGGCAAAGGAGGATAAAGAAATGTACGGAAACTATGGTGCAAGAAGACCTGGATATGATAGCTACGGAGAATATGGACGTGGTAGTTATGGAAACTATGGTAGAGAAAACTACGGACGCAGAGGATATGACATAAAATATCGTGGAGATGACAGTTTAGATAGAATGTCCAATGAATATGGCAGATACATGGAATCAAGAGAAAGATACGGTGCAGGAGAAGAAACAGATAAGTCATTTCACTATATGGTAAAAGCTCTTGAAGATTTTATTAAAGTATTACACGAAGAAGCAGAATCACCACAGCAAAAACAAATGTTAAATGAAACCTTACAAAGAAGCATGAGATAATGTATACGTATTACAATAATAATCCACATAACAGACACATTGATGATTGTAGCATAAGAGCGTTAGCTTTATTAACAAATAGAGATTGGAACGAAACTTACGAAGAATTGAGTTATTTAGCAAACCAAGATAGTTTAATGATGGATAGTGTAGTTTTTCTCGAAGATTATTTAGATGATAGATACCCCAGAGAATGCCATTACTCAAAAACTATTGGTGAATTTGCACAAGAATATCCATATGGAAAATATGCAGTAAGTACCAATGGACATTTGACAGCTATCGTTGATGGCTATATTATGGACACATTTGATCCAAGCGATAGAATTATGAGATGTGCTTGGCGAATAAGATAAGAGTATATTTTACATACTCTTATTTTTATGATATAATCGAATTGGTGAAAATATGAAAATAGCTGTAGATAAAAATAGCTTACAAGCAGTAGAACCAACAAATGAATACGTATACTTATTTGATGATGAACCAATAGAAGAATTATTAAAAACAAATCTGCATTGTATCCACTACAAAAGAATTAATTACGTAGACATAAACTTAACACAGTATCACGTAGAATGTATAAAACAAGCAAAAATATCCGATAAAGATTACAATAAATTGCCAGAAAAAAGAGACTACACATTTGCAATAATAATTCCAAACTGTAATAACGACAGAGGAAATTATAATGGTAAAACATTCTTACGAAACAGTATAGAAAGTGTATTAAACCAAACATACAAAAACTATGAATTAATTATAGTAGATGATATGAGTACAGACACATCCATAGAAACTATAGAATCATATAAAAATGATAAAATACATCTGATAAAGAATAAGAGAAAAAGATACAATGGTGGTTCGAGAAATGTAGGAATAGAATATGCCCTAGACAACCTACAATTTGATTACTTCTGTTTCCTAGACAGTGATGACTGGTGGAAACACGAAGATGTACTAAAAAACATAAATCAAAGACTATACAACCATGAAATGTTGACAATAGGATGTGAAATGGTATTTGCAACAAGAACAGGGTACAAAAATTATAATAAACCAGAGTGCTATCAAGACTTGTATTCGTTGAATGGTAGACTATGGTGTACTGCTTGGGCTAGAGTGATACGAAAAGATAAAATAGTATACTTTTGTGAATCCACATTGATGGAGGATAGAGTATGGACATATCGCCTAGCTGACAACTTGGAATTTGAAAACGTGGTAGCCCTAAACGAAATATGTTACTGTTGGAATAGAATGAATACAGAAAATAGCGTATCAATAGTAAGAGATGACTACTGGAATGCTTGTGCCTACTGCCACATAGGGCATCAGCTTCAACTGATAAGTCAAATGAAACATAAAGAAATGATCCCAATTATTAAACAAAGAATAGATGAATGTATAAGGAGGACAAGAGATGGAATATACCAACAATATTAAAGTAAGTGTATGCATCCCAGTTTGGAATCAAGAAAAATTAGTAATAAAAGCATTAGAAAGCATACCAAAAAGAGATGACGTAGAAATAATTGTATGTGAAGATGGATCAACAGATAACACTTGGAATAATTTAGTAGAATACTGTAGAAATTACCCTAAAATAAAACTATTAAAAAACGAGCAAAACAAAGGCGTATCATATACAATTAACAGATTAATGGATGAAGCCAAAGGATGGTATATAGATCTACTAGGAAGTGATGATTATTTATACACAGAAAACTTTGAAAAAACACTAGAATACCTAGATGGCACAGACTTTATATTTTATCAAACGTCAAACAACTATGGAATGGTAGAATTAAACGAACACAATAAATGTGGTAGTTTTAAATTTATGCGTAGAGAATTTATGAAGAATTTTAGAAATGAAGAACAGAGAGTAGCTGGTGAAGATTATCATCTATGGCAACAGATATTAAAAAAGAATCCAACTATAAAAATATTGGATATAACAGCAAAACATTACAATTATCCTAGACAAGGAAGTTTATGTTGGCAATTAAACCATGGCGAGATAGATTTTGAAAGTGGGTTAAGAAAATGATAGTGGCAATGTGTTGCACAAGAAATTGGTACATATATTTGCTAACTAGCGTATACGCATTATTAAAACATAATGATGTCAAAAAAATATATTTATTCATAGAAGACGACACAATACCCTATTTAACAGACAAAAGAATAACGTACATAAACGTTAATGGCATTCCTGAATACATTACACCAAACAGCCCAAACTACAAAACAAAGTACACAAAATTGAGTTATACACGATGCTATTTTTCAAAATTGATAAAATGTGATAAAATATTATATGTGGATGTCGATGCACTTGTAATAGATGACATAAAAGAATTATGGAATATGGATTTTGAAAATAAAGTATTAATAGGAACGAAAGAACCTGGAGAATGGAGTAAACATCTGGGAATAGATGGTATGGATGATAAATACATTAATAGTGGGGTACTGCTAATGAATCTAAAAGCAATAAGAGAACAAAAACTAGATGACAAAATGATCCAATTACTGAATACAAAATGGTACTGTTTCCCAGATCAAGATGTAATAAACATAGTATGCAAAGATAAAATAAAATATGTTAGCAACATCTACAATTCAACAGAAACAACTGGAATGGTAGACAATGCTAAAATAATTCATTATATAAGAGAAAGAAAAGGATGGGTAAAAGGATGCCCACGAAGTGAAGTATGGTTCAATTACCACAATGAAATGATAGGAGGATTAAAAATGGAAAAATGTAGGGTAAGAGCGACAATAACATTTAACGATGTAGAAAGTGGGGTAAATAGACAAGCTAAAAAAAGTGAATGGATATGCAGTGTAGAAAGATATCAATACTTAAAGAATCACAATGCAGTAGAATTACTAGAAATAATTAAAGAAGAAGAACCTAAAGTTGAAGCAACTGTAACATCCACAGAAGAACCTAAAACCCCAAAAGTAGAATTTAAACCAACAACTAAACCAAAAAAGAAAAAAACAAGCAAGAAATAAATTATGATTTACTTGACTTTTAGGTGCAAATATAGTATTATTAGAATACCTAAAAAGGAGGGTAAAATATGATGTTTCAAGAACTAGCAAAAAAAGTTGGAGTTAAAAACATAATAGTATCCCATATTAACAATGATTATTACAAAGACAATATAACAGTAATTGTTAATGAACACTTTATCTTACATTTAGTAGGAAAAACAGTGGACTTTGTACCACTTGACGAAAATGGGATTAATAAAGAGCTTACAACAAAATCGACAAAATTATTAATAAATACTATAAAAAAGGAATTACAAGATAAAAAGATTTAAAAGGGTTAATACGACTCTTTTAATGTTGAAAAGGAGGAATAAAGTGGCAAAAGATGACATAAGTGGAGTATGGCGTACAATAGGTGGACGTAGAGTGTTTATAAAAGATGGTCAAGATTTAGCGAGTGCCATGAAAGAAAGTGGCAAGTTTAAAAAAGGAAGAAAGTTAACAAATGACGAAAAATCAGACTTAGAGCATCAGAATTTTGAAGAATTTAAAAAAAGAGTAGAAGAATACAATAGAAAAAAAGAATCTGAAAAAACAAAAACACAAGATTTACAAGAAAAAGCAAACAGAGAAAAAGCAGATTATTTAAAAATGGATGATCAAGAATTAAGAGATGAACTTGAACACAACAGAAGGATGTTAGGTGAAATGGAAAGAAGATTAAACGGTTCTTATAAAATATCTGAAGAAGAACAAGAAGAATTAGAAAGACGAGCTGCCCATTATGAATCAACAAAAGATGACATAAGAGATGAGTTAAGAAGAAGAAAAGGAATAGATCCAGTTGAAAGAGATTATGCACATGGAAAAGAACAATTAATAGATGACTTTGTAAAAAATAATCCAAAATGGGAAGATGGCATCTACGATGAAGAAGAAGCAGACAGAATGTTTGAAGCAAACGGTTCAAGAACATGGGAAGTTGTATATGATAGATTATATGAAAAAGCACATCCTGGAAAAACAAAAACCGAGATAAAAAAAGATATAGATTATATTCCAGCACAAGAAAGACTGGCAAAAGAAAAAATAAGTAGTGAAGAATACAACAAAAGACTAGACAATGAGTATAATAATTTAAAAAATGGAAAAATAAACACCAAAGAATACTTTAAGAGAACAGATGACATAATGGATAACTATACAACAGACAGAATAGAAAAAGGTCAAGCAAAGGCAAGAGAAAAAACAAATGATATAATGAATAAAGATATTAGAACCAAAGCAAAAACTAACTTTGGAAAAGAACAAGTTATGGAATACCTAAAAAATAATCCAACTGAAATTCATGAAATAGAAGAAGGATATGATTATATGGTAGCAAATAGAATTGCACAAGAATATAAGATAGGAAAAAGAAAAGCCCAAAATATTATTAATAAAGTAACCATAGAAGATGTAGAAAACATGAGAAAAGAAGGTACAAAAGAAAGAATTAAAGCAGAACAAAAATCAATAAATGATGCAATAAGAAGAAAAGCGTATCAAAAATACCTAAAAGAACATCCAAACTCAAAAATGAAATTCGAAGACTTTATAAAATAAGTGTCACATTGACACTTTTTTTAATTTGTGTTATTATTTATATAGAGTTGGAAACAACCTATATCAATTCACACGTGGACGAGACCACGAATAAAAAGCGAAGGGAGAGATATCATGAGGGATTTTCTTAAAGGTTTAGAATTAGACAAGGAATTGATTGACACAATAATGGCTGAACATGGGAAGTATTTAACAGGTTTAAAAGAACAGGTAGAAGAATACAAAACACAAGTAAGCGATTATGAAAATCAAGTAAAAGAACTAAACGATAAAATTGAAAATGATGCTAAGTCTTTAGAAAACTTACAATCAATAACAAATGAAAATAGAGACCTAAAAACTCAGTTGCAAATGAGTGACAGTAATGTCAAGAAGGAATTTATGAAATTTGTTACAAGTGAAATTAGTTCACAAGTAAATGATGAAACTGATTTTGCTACTGCACTTGAATCATACAAGAAAGAGAATCCACAATATTTTGGAGATACTGTAGTGAAAAAAGTGCAAACATCCCCAAGTTTAAATACTGGAGATGGATCACCACAAACAACGAATTCAATTATGAATGATATTCTTCGTGGTGCAGTAAACAATTAAAAAAGAAAAGGAGAGATTTAAAAATGGCAGGAATAGCTAGAACAGATGTAGATGCTCTAATAGAAACTCAAGTTGCTAATGAAATATTTGAAGGAACTATTAGACAATCAAAAGCATTAAGTATGTTCAAAAGACTACCTAACGCAACATCAGACAAAACTAAACTAAGAGTATTAGACTCACTACCAGTTGCATATTTCGTAGACGAAACATCTAACAATGGTAGAAAAAACATTACTAAGTTAGCATGGGATAAGAAGTATATCAACATTGCTGAATTAGCAGTAATTGTTCCTATTAAGGAAAATTTATTAAACGATGCTTCAATTGATATCTGGGCAACAGTAAGACCTAGAGTAGAAGAAGCATTTGCAAAGAAAATTGATAACGCTATGTTCTTTGGAGTAGACAAACCAACAGATTGGAGAAAAGGACTTGTTCCTAGTATCACAGCTGTAGGTGCAGAAGTTGAAGAAACTAATAATGGATTATATAGTGATATTAATGATGCAATGGTTAAAGTTGAAGAATCAGGATACAACGTAAATGGTATCTTAGGTGGAACTGGATTAAAAGGTAAATTCAGAATGATGTTAGATACTACTGGTCAACCATTGAATACAACTGAAATTGGTTCAGTACGTAGAGAATTCATGGATAACGGAGTTTGGGATAAGACAAAATCAACATTAATAGTTGGAGACTTTACTCAAGCAGTATACGCTATCAGACAAGATATTACTTATAAAGTATTAACTGAAGCAGTTATTCAAGATCCAAGTGATGGTTCAATTCTTTACAACTTAGCACAAGATGACATGGTAGCACTTCGTGTTGTTATGAGACTTGGTTGGGAAATTCCAAACCCTGTAAATGCAGAAAACGAAACAGCAACAAGATTTCCATTTGCTAGTCTTAAACCAGAAGGAACACCTAGTTTATAGTTTATAAAAGGAGGTTATTATGGAATTTGAAGGGCAATACCTAACTTATGCTGAATATAGGTCTTTGGGTGGAACTTTAGACATAACTCCTTTTAATTTACTAGAATTTGAAGCTAGACGTAAAATTGATATAGAAACTCAAAATCGTTTAAAAGGAACAAAATATGAAGACATACCACAAGAAGTAAAATTATGTACATACAACTTAATAAGTTCTATAAATAGCTTTGCAGAAAGCATAGCAAGTGCAACAGAAAACGGAAATGTCGCAAGTGAAAGCATAGATGGATACTCTGTAAGTTATGTAAAATCAGCACAAATAAAAGAAATAATAAGTTCTAAAAGTGAAGAAATTAGTGACACAATAAGAACATATTTACTTGGTGTTGTATTTAATGGAGAACATCTAATGTATTTAGGAACTACCAAAGGAGAATAGATATGCTAATAAATAATGGTTTAACAATATACCATAAAAGCATTGATGAAGATACTAAACTAGAAAAATGGACACGATATAATTACAAAAACGTGTGGTTCTTTGGTGGAAAAGGTGCTGGTATAAGAAAAGGATATGACAATGCAAACGATGTAGAGATAAGAATTTGGTACGACAGAAACAAAGACTTAGACATTAAAAACTTTAGTATTGGAGATATAATAGTTCAAGGAAATTTAACAAACGACATAAAAGAACAAAGAGACTTGGGAGATTATATAACATACAATATAACAAGCATTAATGACAATAACTTTGGAATCAATCAACATATACACATTGGAGGAAAATAATGCCATTATATTTAAAACCAACAAGTGTAATAAAAGAAGATTTAGGAATTGCTACAGGAGGACCAGCTCATGCATTCTTTACACATACAAGTAGAATATACATGGATAAATATGTCCCATATAGTGGAGATAACCAAAACAGAACTCACTTAAGAGAAAATGTGGTTGAAGAAACTGATAGAATTATATATCAAGCCCCATATGCTCATGCACAATACGTAGGATATACGACAGGACCAGTAGAAAATTATACAACTCCTGGAACAGGACCATATTGGGATGAATTAATGCTATCAGCGGAACGAAAAGATTTACTAAAAGATGTAGCAGAATACGTAAAGACTCATGGAGGTAAGTAATGACAGAAGTTGATAAAAGAATAACCAAGTTAAGAGAATACTTAATAACAGTAATAGATACATTGGTAAAAGATAAAAAATATCAATTGAATGCAAATATGTTGAGTAACGAACCAAACAATTATTCATTGGATAAAATACCAACAGCTAGCACAGTAGAAAAGTGGATCATGGGTATAGAAATACACAGAGATGTGTTTGCATTTAGAAGCCGAATGGCATACTCACAAGACACAATAACAAACCTAGAAAATATTGGGTTCTTTGAAGATTTTGAAAATATAATAAAATATAACAATAAAGAGGGCATTTTGCCAGAAATTGAGGGTATTGAAAAAATAGAGTGTTTGAATTGTGGCACATTAGTAAATGCAACAACAAACACAGCAGAGTTTAGTATTCAAATACAAATTAATTATAGATATAAACCAACAAACAATTTTGTAAGTTTGTAGCAAAGGAGGAATGAAATGGAAAACAATATAGTTATTCCTGATAATATAAGAAAAGTTGATAGAAATGAGTTTTTAACATATTTAGACACAACACCAACTGCAACAAACCCAACATTCAAAGTTTTGGGTATCGGAATCACGGATTACGGAATTTCTTATAATCCACAGGTTGACCAGGAAAAATGGATTATAGAAAAAAATGCAAGAAACATTCATAGGTCAAATCAAAAGCAAGGTTCTATTAGCCAAACTATATATAAGAATGACCCTTGTTTTGAATTTGTTGCAGAGGCTAGAGATAAAACTAACTATGTTACACAAATTCTTGACATAGACGCATATAATGGAACAGGAAACACATATCCTGCAAAATTAAGTGATGGCTTAATTGCAATAACTCAATTTATGGGTGAAGATGCAACTATTGAATACGATTTATATTATCAGGGCGATAGTGTAGAGGGAACAGTAACATTTGATGGCAATGGTGTTCCTACATTTGAACCAAACGTAAGTTTATAAGTAGTATTACTACTAAGATTAAAAGTGCTGTAAGGGCGAGGCGACTTATCGCCTTGCTCTATTTTTATAGGAAGGAGATTATAACATGACAGACAATGTTATAAAGTTAAATAAAAGCAATACATTAAAATTAGAAATAGTAACGGATAAAGGGAAATCTACAGGGGAGTATTTAGAGTTTGATTTAGAGGATATTGAACTCCCTTTAAAATTTCAGGAACTTGTAGAAAGAGACAAAAAGAATAGAGAATATTTGAGAAATCAAATGGTTATTATAGATAAAAGAGAAGATGTAAAGGGTAAAAAACTATTTAGTAAAAATGAAGAAGATAAAATTAAAGCAGTAAATGACTTTTTTAAAAAAGAAGTTGAAGTATATAATATGTTTTTAGGTTCAAACGGAGTTCAAAAACTATTAAATGGCAGAAAATTAGGTTGGACTACACTTGACGAAATAGATGACATTATAGAAAAACAAATAACCCCTCATATTAATTTAAGCATGGAACAAATAACAAAGAAAGTAAAAGAAAAATATGGGGAATCTGTTAATAGAAGTAAAGAAGTGTTAAAATAATGTATCCAGAATACGCTGAAGTAAATGGAAAACAATATAAAATTAATACTGATTTTAGGGTAGCCTTAGAATGTAATAAAATTGCCGAGGATAAATCAATAGGAGATTTTGAACGTAGTTTAGCAATTATATACAAACTTTATGGTGACGAAGGAATAAACTCACCAGATGATTACAATACTTTGCTGGAAATAGGCCAAAGATATTTATTGTGTGATAAAGAATATAAAAAAAGCAATGAAAAGCCAGACATGGATTATGAGCAAGATTATGGATTGATTTGGGCATCTATGTATGGAGACTATAACGGCCTAGATATAGATAAGATTGAAATGCATTGGTGGAAATTTTCTGATTTAATGGACGGATTATCAAACAGTGAACTTGGTAATTGTTGTGTATTTAATAGAGTCAGAAATTTTAGAAGAATTAATCCAAAAGAAATTAAAGATCCTAAAGAAAGACAAAAAGTCATTGAATTACAGAAACAAGTTGCTTTAAAGAAATACCAGGTAAGAAAAGAACCTACAAAAGAACAAAAAGAAAGAGCAAATAATCTTTATAAGCAATTAGGAATAGAAAGGAAGTGATTTTATGGAAGAAAATGTCGGTAAATTGGTTATAACAACAGAAGTAAGTGACAAAGAATTACAAAAAAATTTAAGAGACCAAAAAAAACAATTAGAAAAACACGAAAAAGAAGCAAAAGAACTTTTAGAATTAAAAGCACAATATGAAGCAAATATAAAACCACTTGAAGAAGAACAAAAACAAATAGCAAAAACAAGAGAATACTATGAAAATTTAAAGAAAAAAATAAAAGAAGTTGAAGAACAGAGAAGAAAAATAGAGGAACTTCCAACAGAACGTCAGAGAATGGAAGCATATAAAGAAAACACCCCAGAATATTATGCACTTTTAAAAGAAAGAAGTCAATTAGATAAAGTCGCATTCCTAGGCAGTTTTCGTGATGAAGAAATTACAAAAGAATTAGCAGAACAAAAACAATTAGTTAGTGATATAGATGACAAATTAGAGCAAAATGTAAAAAAACAGGAGCAAATAACACAAAACATTCAACAAGCAAATGCAGAACTACAAAAAAGAAGTGTATTAGATGGTATCAATAATTCAATTAATAACATAGGCAAGTCTATGACAAGGATTACTAAAAAAGTTGGCAGATGGGCTCTAGCAATTTTTGGTATTCGTGGGGCTTACATGGCTGTAAGAAATGCCATCAATGTATTAAGTCAAGATGATGAAAAATTAAAATCAGATATAACGTATATGAAAAATGTGTTTGCATATGCATTAGAACCAGTTGTAAGACGCATCGTTGATTTAGTTAAATTAATGTTAGCATACATTGGTTATATAATTAAAGCATGGTTTAAATATGATATATTTGCAAATGCAAATAAACATTTAAAATCAGCAAATAAAAGTGCAAACGAATTAAGAAAAACTATTGCTGGCTTTGATGAAATGAATATATTAGGTGATAATGTGGGAAGCAGTGGTGGTCTTGACAGTGGAATAGGAGGTATTGATTTACCTAAAGTTGATGACAATTCAATATTAAAATGGATTGCCAATAATAAAGATTTGGTATTAGGTGCTTTATCTGCCATAACCGCTGGATTAATAGCATTAAAACTTTCTGGATTTGACCCAATTGTTGGTATTCTTGGTGCTATCTTAGGATTTGGAATATATACATTTATAACTGGGATAATTCAAATGATAAAAGACCCAAGTTGGGAAAACTTTGGTAGAATTCTGGAAGGATTGGGGGTAATAATAGCCTCAATTACAGCAATACTTATGGTTATTGGGGTAGCATCTGGGCCTATCGCTTGGATTATACTAGCTATTGGTTCTTTAATAGGTATGATTGGGGTGTTGATGGTAGAGTTGACAAGAAATAGAGACGGAATAAAAAGCGTTGAAGATGCAACAAATGACTTGAATGATGCTAAGTTGGCCTTATCAGAAAAAACTTTAAATTATACAAGGGCAGTAAAAGAGGAAAAAAAGGCTCATGAAGAACTAGCAAGGGTAATGAGAGAAACAGGAATAAGCCAAGATGGATTAAACGCAATAATAGAAAAAGGAAACAAGAATTATACAAGTTTGACAGACGCAGAAAAGAAAATATATGATGCATATCTTAATTTGGAGGTTGCTCAAGGTAGGGTAACAGCAACTTTGAAAGAAAAGCAAAAAGCCGAAAAAGAAGAAACAAAACAAGCAATAGAGACAGAACTAGCAAATGCCAAAAAAGAAAAAAGTTATGAAAAGTTAAAGAAAACTGTAATAGAAGCATACAATAACGGAAAAATATCTGCAAAAGAAGCAAGTGAATATATTTCTAGGGCAATGGCAAACATGAGTTATAATAGTATGAAAACTTTTTCTAAAGATATACCAGATAGTATTAGAGAAGGTTTAGACCCATATAAATATAAAACAAAAATGGATAAATTAAAGGCATGGTGGAATGGTGAAATTGCAAGATTTAATCGTGAAATAAAAATAACGTGGTCAGTTTCAAACGGAAGTATAGACGAAATTCGATTTAATGCATCATTCTCTAGTGGCAAATATTTTGCTAAGGGTGGTATTTATTACCCTAGTAACTTACCTAAATTGGCATCTGGGGGCATTATTAATCAACCAGGCAGAGGCGTTCCATATCATGGGGCTGTAATAGCAGAGAGAGGGGCAGAAGCGATATTGCCACTTACTGATAGTCAGCAAATGCAAATGCTTGGTGAGACAATAGGTAGATTTGTAAGTATTAATGCAACCGTTCCTGTTTATGTAGGAAACAGAATGGTGGTAAGAGAAATGAAAAGGATAGAAGCAGAAGACAGTTTTGCTTCAAATAGGTAGGTGATATTATGTTTATTAATAAAGACAGTGTAAAAGTAAAAATAAACGAAATGAATAATTATTTGTCATTGGGGCAATATTTAGTAGAAGCAAAATATGGGTATAATAAATTATGGTCGTCAGACAGTGGCAGGAACCTTGCCGGAGCCCAATCGGGCACTCTCGTAGGAATATTTCCGAAACTTATTTTGCAATTTAGAGCATTAACAAAAGCAGAGTTAGAATTAATCGTTCCAATATTAGACTCGCCTAATCAGAGTATGCAATATTACGACCCTAATAAGAAAACAACTGTAACAATGGCAACATATACTGGAGATTATGAAATTGTAAACAAAAATATAATTAATGGTAGCATGAAAAATGAGAGTTTTCCTTGCTCATTTATAGCAATAAGAAAGAGGTCTTAATATGAGAACACATACAAGTGAATTTAAAGATGCGATTAAAACGTTTGGACGTGAATTAGATAGTATAATTACATATGAAGAAGACAGTGAAACTATAGTTTTAGGTAACGAGGATTTAAATTCTGTTTCTTTAAGATATGAAGGAACTATATTAAAATCTATAATGAAACAACTAGATATAGATAGTAATGTTGAAATACCAGTTGGAACAGAAATAAACTATCAATTTGGAATAAAAGTAAGATATGCAGATGCAGAAGATTATAGAGACAACTATGATTATATAGATTATGGAAATTACATAGTATATAAAGTAGAAAAACAAGAAGATATGAGTTCATATAAAATAACTTGTTATGACAAGATGTTATATTCAATGAAAGATTATGTAGATATGAATATAATATATCCAATAACAGTAAGAGATTATATTGGTGAAATATGTAATTATTTAGGATTAACATTTGCAAATACAACAGACACATTTGTAAACTATAACAAACAAATACCTAATGAATTGTTTATTGGCGATGATGGTAAAAATCTTGGTTATACATTTAGAGATATATTAGATCAACTAGCCCAAGTAACAGCTAGTACAATTTGCATAAATAAGGATGACGAGTTAGAAATAAGATATATAACAGATACAGAAGATACCATAGATGAAGAATATTTAAAAGATGTCAACGTAACATTTGGAGAATCATTTGGGCCTATAAATACTATTGTTTTATCAAGAGGAGCTGGTGCAGACAATGTTTATTACCCTGCTGTATTGCCAGAAAATCCAAAAGAATTAAAAATTACAGACAATGTGATTATGAGTGGTAATGATAGAGATATATATTTAGCAGGAATATACAACAAATTAAATGGTTTAACTTTTATGTTAAATGATTTTTCAAGCACAGGAATATGTTATTATGACATATGTGATAGATATAATGTTTCTATTGGGAAAAATACATATAGTTGTGTAATGTTAAACGATGAAGTAAATATAACACAAGGATTAGAAGAAAATATATATACAGAATTGCCAGAAGAAACAGTTACAGATTATACAAAAGCTGATACAACAGACAGAAGAATAAATCAAACTAATTTAATAGTAGACAAACAACAAGGAATTATTGAAGGGCTTGTAAGCAATACAACATATATATCAGATACAAAAACAGGAACAGGAAGTATAACACTAGAAAATGCTAATGAAGGACAATTATACAAATTATCTATTAAAGGAAACATAAGTTTATTATTTCCACAATCAGATGAATTATATGGTTATGCATTAACCCCACACGATGGATTAGAACCAAGTAATACTTTAGTTCCTAGTTCTCCAGTTCCATATAATAACGATGTATTGTATCCTAGTAGTACATTATATTCTAAAGAAACTAATTTAATAATAGATGATACAACATACAAATTAGATTTTGATTTCTTAAATTATATGAGTACAACAGTATATGATGAATTTATATATGAAAATGGAACTTGTTATATAATTCGTAGAGTGGGAATAGATAGTGAAGGCAATATGTATCAGTTAGCAACAGAAGTTATAGAACCAAGACGTGGCATTATATTAAATGTTAAAGCAAACTCTACTATAACATTACAATCGTTTCCAACAGCAATATTAAGTTGTACATACTTATTAGAAAATATATTTACAGACAGCTTTGCGACAGAAGCGTATGTTCAAAGCAACATCAGCCAAACAGCAGAAAGTATAACAGAAGAAGTAAATGCAAAAGTCGGAGATGATGAAATAATAGCCAAACTTAACTTGGCAATACAAGATGGACAAGGTATAATTAATTTAACAGGAAATCAAATAACAATAGATAGTGATAATTTTACTTTAGATGCAGATGGTAAAATTACTGCAACTGCTGGAGATATTGCTGGATTTAGCATTGAAAGTTCAAACGGTTTTGTAAAAGAAATATATGCCCCATATGATTATACAGAAAGCGATTATACTAGATTACAGGGCATACTGCTAGGAACAATAACACCAACACAACAAGATTATGAAAAATATGATTTTAATGATGATGGACAGTTTTCCTCTGCTGATTTGATTAATTTAAGATGGTATTTAATTTCAGGTATTACAACAACAAATTCAGGTAAATTTGTAATTACCGCCCCACCAAGTAGCAAAAAACTATTTGATGCAAAAATGGGTTATTTTGATGGTAATAATAATTTTATAAATGGTTTTGGACATAGTGGGGGTGTTTTTTATAGCATTGACGTCCAAAGTGCTTCAACTTCAAACGTCATTAATATAACGCCTGATTACTTAACTATTAGTGATGGGTTAAATAATGTGATAAATATGCAAGCAAGCAATGGCAATATAACTTGTGTATCATTAACACAAACATCTAAAGAAGAAGAAAAAAAGAATTTTGCAAAATTAACAAATGCTCTAGATATAATTAAAAACACAGACATATATAAATATAATTTAAAAAATGAAAATGATGAAGATAAAAAACACATTGGATTTGTTATAGGCGATAATTATAAATATAGTGAAGAAATAACTTCACCAAAAAATGATGGTGTAGATATTTATTCAATGGTATCTGTATGTTTACAAGCAATTAAAGAACAACAAAAAATAATAGAAAATTTACAAGAAAGAATAGAAAAATTAGAAAGAGAGAGTGATAAAGAATGGCTTTAGTAGAATTTGAAAACAATTCACCCCCATACTTAAATGCTGACAACTTAAATAATAATTTTAGTGAATTAGAAACAAAAATAGATACAACAACAACGCAATTAACAAATTTACAATCATATTCCACAACAGAAACGGTAATTGGCACATGGAATAACAAACCATTATACAGAAAAGTATATACTAAAACAACAACTGTTAATACATACAATTATATTTATGGTATGCCATCTAATATAAAAGACATAGTCCATATATACGGAACAAATAAACAAGCCAGTGGTAACTTTACTGCTTTGCCTTATTATTTTAATAGTGGAGATTATGCTAATGTTTATTATAGTTTAAGCAGTAATGCTCTAGTAGTAGCAACTGGAAGTAGCTATGGGCATGGAGAAGCAATCGTTGTAATAGAATATACTAAAACAACAGATTAGTGAAAGGAGAAAAAAATATGGAAAAAATAAATTTTGAAGATTTGCCTAGCACGGCAACACCAATAAATGCAACTAACTTAAATGCAATACAAACAAATGTAGAAAATGCAATAGGTCAGTATATAATGGTAGGATTGGCACAAGAAACCACGATAACAACAACTTCAACAACAAAATTTCCTTTAGATACTAATATATCAAGTAATGGAAGTCAACTAACATTAGATACAACAAATAATTGTATTGTTGTAGGGCAAGGTGTAAGCAAAATTGAATTATCTGGAATGATTTATGTGTTTACTATTCCTACAACTGATTTAGTTGCTATATATATATATAAAAATAATAATGCGTATGCAAGATTTAGTCATTATTTACGAGATAATTATCAAAGTGTTACTATACCTAATGTTGTTATGGATGTTCAACAAGGAGATAAAATATATATATATGTAAACAATTCTGCACAACCAACAAAATATGGCGGTAATGTAAGTGGTTCTTATTTGACTAATTCTTTTATTGCAAAAGTAGTAAAATAATATAGGAGGTGAAATTATGAAAAAAGCAGTAATTAATTTGTTAAAAGTAAAATCAATAATGACTATATGTGTTATGATAGTGTTTACAATATTGGCATTGCAAGAAAAACTAGAGCCAACACTAACAGCTAGTGTTATTACAGCAGTTATAACATATTATTTTACAAAAAAAGAAAAGAAAGAAGATGACACAGATGTCTAAAGTTTTTACAAGCGATGAATTTATAAAAAAACTTAATTGGTTAGTATATGATGTACCTAACTATTATCATAGTCAAGTAGGAACGTGGTGTAATTATAACAAAAATAATGGCAAATTCATGATGGATTGTGTTGTATCAATTAAAGGATTACTATGGGGATTCAAAGCTGATAAGAATAAACCACATGGTGGGGCTATATATTTATCAAATGGTGTACCAGATTTTGGTGCAAATGCTGGAATAAATTATTGTGATAATACAAGTACAAATTTTAATAATTTAATACCTGGAGAATATTTATGTATGAAAGGCACACAATATGAACACGCAGGAGTATATTTAGGCAATGGAAAAGTATTTGAATGTACAACTGGGTGGGGTGCAAATAGATGCATAATTAGTGATATAAAAAGTGATGGTAGTAGATATTATAATGGTGTAAGAAATTTAAAATGGACATGGCATGGTAAATTAAAATATATAAGTTATCCAACAACACCAATACCTAAAAAAGTTAATGTATATTATAGGGTTAAAACTAAAGAAAATGGTTGGTTAGATGAAGTAAAAAATCTTAATGATTATGCTGGATTAGGTAAAAACACAATAATAGGATTCATGGTGAAAGTTGACAAAGGTTCTGTATGGTATCAAGCCCACGTAAAAAATGTAGGATGGTTGCCAAGAGTAACTGGATACAATACAAGAGATTTCTATAATGGTTATGCTGGTGATGATAGACCTATTGATTGTGTAAGAATCTACTACAATACTCCACAAGATATTATTAATACAAGTGGATATAAACAAGCAAAATATAGGATCAATAACCTACCTTGGCAATATGATGACAGAGTAGGAAAAGGGCTAGATGGTTATGCTGGAAACATGGGGCAAAATGCTTATAAACTAGAAATAACAATAGAATAAGGGTTCTACAAAAGAACTCTTTTTATTTTCTATAAAATAGCCAAAAATAAGTGTTGACAAAAGGGTCAAATAGGTGTTATAATTGGATTAAGTTAGGAGGTGTAAGGAATGGAAAAACCAACATTAATCTATCAAAAAAATGTAGAGGTAGGCACAAATAAAATAAGAATACCAAAAGAGATTGTAGAACAATGGGGTAGAAAATATTACATGGAAGTATATTCAGACAAGATCATACTAAAACCAAAAAATAAAGGAGAATAGTAATGGCACAAAAGAGAATGTTTGATAAAAAAGTAGTAGGAACAGATAAGTTCATGGATCTTCCTAATTCTACAAAAGCACTATACTTTATGGCAGGAATGGATGCCGATGATAAAGGATTCTTTCAACCAAGAAAATTACAAAGAATGTGTGGGTTTAGTGATGATGATTTTAAACTATTAATAGCCAAAAGTTATTTCATACTATTTGAAAGTGGAGTAATGGTAGTAACAGACTGGAACAAGAACAACTGGTTAGATAGTAGAAGAATAACAGAAACTGAATATATTGATGAATTAAACTTATTAAAATTAATAAATCAAAAATACGAATATAACCTAGAAAATACAAGTGCTAAGCAAATGCTAAGCCAGTATAGTATAGTAGAGAATAGTATAGTAGAGAATAGTATAGATATAATAAATGCCCACTTTGAAGAATTCTGGAAAGCATATCCAAAAAAAGTGAGCAAACAGAAATGCATAAAATGGTTTGAAAAAAACAAACCAGATGATGAATTATTAAAAATTATGTTAAAACAAATAGAAAGATTTAAACAGACAAAAGAGTGGCAAAAAGACAAAGGACAGTTTATACCATATCCAGATACATGGTTGAGAAACAGAAGATGGGAAGATGAATTTGAAACAGAAAAAGAAAGTGAAGATGCTATGATAAAAAGACTGGAGGCAAAATACGAAAATGACAGTTCAAGAAACTAATAAATTCTTAAAAAGAATAAAACAATACTACAATGACTTTATTGTAGATGACTTTAAAGTCGAAGAATGGTATAATCAATTAAAGGAATATGATGCTGAAGATGTAAACGAAAGACTGGATCGACATTTAAAAAGTGAAGTGTATGGAGATTATCCTCCAAAACTTAACTATATACTAACAGGCATAATAAAAACCGAAGATAAAGATGCAGTAAGAAAATACAACATACAATGTGCAAACTGTGGAAAAGTATTAGACTACTTTAACTATGATGAACACATAAGAAGATGCAATGCCATAGATTATGTTATCAGAGAAATGAAAAAATATTTGAAAAAAAATGTTACAAGAAAACAACTAGAAAATATGAGTGAAAATACATTCTGGGATAAGTATGATACCATGTTAAGTATAATAAAAGACAAACTACCAGAGAACAGTGGCAAAAGAAAATTAATCCAAGCATACTTTGGAGAAATAGACTTAAGTAAGGAGGAAACAGAAAAAGCTGTACTAGACAGTTATACAGAGGAGGTGAGTTAAGATGATGAATCAAGTAATAGTAGTAGGTAGGTTAGTAGACGATGTAAAGATAGAAAAAACAGAAAGTGGAAAATCAATAACAACCATAACATTGGATGTAAAAAGAAATTATAAAAATGAAAATGGAGAATATGAATCTGACTACATAGATTGTGAATTATGGTATGCAGTAGCAGAACAAACAAAAGAATATGCAGAAAAAGGAAGTTTGGTTGGTATAAGAGGTAGACTACAAAAAAATGAAAAAAATGAAATGAAAGTGATAGCAGACAAAGTAAGTTTGTTATCAACAAAGAAAGAGGTATAGGATGAAAAAATTTAGAAACTTAAGAGCAGACGAGATTGACGTAAGAATCAATCAAATAGCAAGTAATTACTGCACGATGTTATTATACAAAGACGCAAGATGCGATATGAATATCCTAGATGAAACAGTAGGATCAATGAATTGGAAAAGAGAACACACTAGAGAAAATGCAAATTGTATAGTGTCAATATGGGATGAAGATAAAAAACAATGGGTAAGTAAAGAAGACACAGGAACAGAAAGCTTCGCCGAAAAAGAGAAAGGCCTTGCTTCGGACTCCTTCAAAAGGAGCTGTATAAACTGGGGTATCGGACGTGAACTCTATTCAAGTCCAAGCATAATAGTATTCCCAATGAAAACAATGATACCAAAAGGAAAAACTGGAGAATTCTTTGAAAATGACAAAGGCAAATATACAACAAAAACATATTTCTGGGTAGAAATAATAGACTACGATGAAAATGACAATGTAAAAAACTTAGTAATTAGGGACAATAAAAATAATGTCAGATTTACACAACTATCAAAAGAAAAAGAAAAAGAATTAAGTAAGATTACTGAAATAATGAATAAACTAATTGCAGCTAACGAAGAAAAAGACGAGAAATTTAACAGAACAGAATTCTATGAATATTTCAATACAGATAGTGACCTAACAATGACATACAAACAACAACAAGAAGCCATCTTATTACTAGAAAAGAGGTTAAAATAATGGATGAAGTATACTTAAGAACAGAAGACATGGCAAAATGGGTAGTGGAAAAGTATTTTGAAAATCGAGACTTCATTACCCTAGATGAATTTTATAGAGCTTTTGAAGAATTAAGTGCAGATTACGATATGCTAAAAGAAGAATATGAAGATTTTAAAAAAGATGTCAATGATAACTACAAATTTATGCCTATAGAAGAACAAATTGATTATTCAGAACGTTGGTAGTTATTTAAAACACCACCAGACTTAATTTTATGGGGATAGAACGAACGAAACTATAAAAATAGTATAAATATACTAGAAAGGGTAAAATGAGCCAATATGGGCGAAAAACAGGTGATAAAATGAACAATGAAGAATTAAATAAAATAATGGCAAAAGCAGATGCAGACTTAGATGCACTAAAAGATAAATGCCACGAATTATATGAAGAAAATGAAAAATTAAAACATCAATTAGAAGTTCAAGAACATTTAACTGAGTATTTAAAATTAATTAGAAAAGATGGAGAGTTTGATTTTGAAGTATCTTCCAAAATATTGAATTTATCACAAGAAGAATATGATGAATTAAGAGCAATGTTAATAGTCGCTATTGGGGCTATGGAAGAAATGTGGAGAAATGAACCAGTAGATGTAAAAACAATAACTAATACTGTTACAAAATGGAAGTGATAAAGAATGAATAATGAAATAAAAGAAATATTAGAATATATTAAAAAATGGATGGGGTTAAGTGAAATTCCTATGATAGTTAAATTAGAAGATTACATAACTAATTTACAAGAAGAAAAAGATACATATAAGGAACAATTGAGAATTACACACAAAGATTTAGAACATTATATATCTCGTTGTGAAAAAGCAATAGAATATATAGAAAATCCTAGACACGAAATGTCAGTATTAACTTATCAAAATTTATTAAACATATTACAAGGAAGTGATAATGAATGAGTAAAGAAATAAAAGATAGAATGCCAGATAATGTAAAATTTGTTTTAGAAGAAATTAATAGCAACATTCTAAGAAATTACATAACTAATTTACAAGAAGAAAATGAAAGATTAGAAAAAGAATATAAAAGTAAAGTTGATGATATAGGAAAATTAACTAGTAGAATATATAAAGCAATTGAATATTATAAAACACACCAACAAGAATGCGTAATTGGTAGAAATAAAGATGATAGATTAATTAGAGATTATTATTTGCCAGCACAATGTTCTAAAATTTTATTAAACATATTACAAAATGGAAGTGATAAAGAATGAATAATGAAGAATTAAATAAAATACTAATGAAAGCAGAAAATGATTACGAATCAATAAAAGACAGAGTACATGAATTGTACGAAGAAAATAAAACACAAAAACAAACAATTGAATATGCAATTGAAAAATTATATAAATTGAGAATACAAGCAGAATGGGAAGACAGAATACGTGGAAAGAAAAGATGGGTAAGTAAAGTATCTGCCTATCAAGATTTAATTAATCTATTGGAGGGATTATATGAAAATAATAGGACTAATTAATAGAATATATGAAGGAACGCAACCAAAACATATAAGAGTTTATAATGAAGATTGGTATTGGAACAATTACGATGGTTACGTGACAAAGGAAAGTTTGAAAACAACACCAGACGCACAAATTTATTTATTTGATAGATATAGAACGATGTTTGCATTAGACAAAGAAGTAGAAGTGTTAGAAGACAAAGACATACCACTTATACCAGATGATGAATTGTATGTATTTAAAGGCGATAGTAGAGAATTAAATTACAATTTCAAAGTATTAAAAGAAAAAATAAATCAAATATTAGAGGTGATAAATAATGAAATTAATAACTGAAGGCGGACATTTTTGGCTAAAGTTTGATAATGGTTATACATTGAGTTGTTTTAATGGGTATGGAAGCCATACAGAAAATCATAGTGCAATAGAAAAATGGCAAAAGATTTATATGGGAGAAAAAAATCCATATGAAAATCGTTGGGAAAGTGAATTAATAGAAATAGCAATTTTAAGAGATAATGAATTAGTAACACAAAATATTATTGACAGCGATGACAGTGTCAAGACAATAAAAGCAAATGAATTAGTAGAAATAATAAATATAGTGAATAATTTGGAGGATAAAAATGAATATAACAAGTAATAATACAATGATATTTGCAAAAGAATTTAATGGTAAAATGTATTATAGGGCAGGTTTATCAAAAACAAATAAAGATGGCAACTACGAAAATGCATACATAGATGTTAAACTTCCAAAAGGAATAAATTTGAGGGACAGAAGTATGGTAAATATAACTCATGGCTTTTTGAGTTTCTACTACACAACGAATAAAGAAGAAAAAAAAGAATTACATTGGTATATAGTAATTCAGGGCTTTACTACTGATAAACAAGATAAAAAAGAAGAAGACCCATATGAAGAATTTGGAACACAAATAACAACAGAAGATATAGATAATCTACCCCTACCATTTTAGGAGAAAAAAATGGATTTAGAATTAGAATTGATGCAAAAAACTAAACTATTAGACACAAGTGTGTTAGAATTAAGACAAAGTGGTACAGCTTATGCCCAAGCAGAAAGAGACTACAAAATATTGCTTAGACAAGAATGCCTAAAACTAAAAGACAGTGGTATGGCAATAGGAATGATAGATAAAACTTGTTATGGAATACCAAGTGTAGCAGAAGCAAGATTTAAAAGAGATGTGGCAGAAACTGTCTATCGTGCAAACATGGAAGCAATAAACTCATTAAAATTGCAGATGCGTCTTATAGAGAATCAAATAAGTAGAGAATATGACAACGCAGGAAAAGGAAACTTATAAGAAAACATTAGAACTGTTTGATGGTGTGTGTGCTATTTGTGGAAATAACCAAGTAGCCCTCCACCATGTGCGCTACGGTCGATGTGGGAGAAAGACATATATGGGAAATGTAATACCACTTTGTGAAAAACATCATAGAATGGTTCATAGCAACAAAAAGAAATATCAATCGATGTTAATAAAAATGGTAAATGAGAGGATTGAAAATGACATACACAATATTTAAAGAAAATAAATATAAAAACAAAAAATGTGTTTACAAAGGAATGAAGTTTGACTCATTAAAAGAAATGCGTTGGTATGCAAATTTAGAAAATATGCAAAAACTAGGTAGAATAAGTGAACTACAAAGACAAGTAGAATTTGTATTAATAGAAACATTTAAGTTAGAAGATAAAACATACAGAAAAACAAAATACATAGCAGACTTTACATATAAAGACAAGAATGGCAAATATCACGTTGTTGATACAAAGGGATTTAGAACCCCAGAATACAAATTGAAGAAAAAATTAATGGCATGGAAATATGGTATAGAAATAGAGGAAGTATAATGAACCAAACAAGTATATTTGACATAATGTATCCAAAATACAAAATAACAAAACCAATAAGACTTATAGAATTATTTAGTGGATATGGATCACAAGCACTTGCTCTAAAATATCTAGGAAGACCATTTGAACACTGGAAAATATGTGAATGGGCAGTAAAGTCAATACAAACATATAAAGACATACATATGCCATACCAAAGTGGAATACTACTAGGATACAACAGAAAAAGAGAAATAGAACAATTGCATAAATGGGGTATAAGTTCAAATTATAACGAACCAATGAAATTGGAACAGATAAAAAGATTAAAAGATAACCAGATATACACAATAACAGAAAACATATTATTAACGCATAACTTGGTAAATATACAACAAGTAAAAGGAAAAGATTTAGAAATAGTAGATACAGATAAATACGAATATATAATGACTTATTCGTTTCCATGCCAAGATTTAAGTTTAGCTGGCAAAAGAAAAGGAATGAATGATACATCAACAAGAAGTGGTTTATTATGGGAAGTAGAACGGATACTAACTGAATGTAAAGAACTAGGATCAATGCCACAAATATTATTAATGGAGAATGTGCCTCAAGTTCATAGTAAAGACAATATGGCAGACTTCCATAAATGGCAAATGAGATTAGAAGAATTAGGATATAAAAACTATTGGCAAGATTTAATTGCAACTGATTATGGAATACCACAGACAAGAAACAGATGCTTTATGGTATCTATACTTGGAGAATATAGTTACACATTCCCAAAACCAATACCACTTAAATTAAAACTAAAAGATTTATTAGAAAAAGAAGTAAAAGAAAAATATTACATAAGTGATGAATTGATGGAACACATCCAGAAAACAGCTGAAGAACATCAAGAATACACACAATACGAAAGATACAATGGAGACTTGGAAATGTGGTGTAGAGTATGGAAAGACAAATCACCTACACTGAACACAAAATGTAAAGACACAAAAATATATGTGAACATGAGAAAAGAATTATGCAACGAGTTAATAAGAAACAACAAAGTGAAAGAAAATGATGTAATTAAGATAAACTATACCACAGATGTTATAAATGGAGAAAAAGATTACTTAATGAATAACAACCTAAGCCCTACACTAACAACTGCTAGTAATAATGAGATAGCTGTAACTAACAATCTACGAATAAGAAAACTAACTCCAAAAGAATGTGGTCGTCTAATGAATGTAAAAGATGAAGATATAGATAAAATAAAACTAACAGATAGTGCAATGTATCACATTTTTGGAGACTCAATATGCACAAATGTACTTATGGCAATATTTGGAGAACTGTTAGGAACAAATTGGAAAAAGAAATTGGAGGAAATGTTAGATGCAATTTTACAAAACATATAAAAAAATAATTAGAGACATAGACAAAATAGAATCAAAAGAAGAAAAATTCAATAATTTATACCTACTGACTTGTCTCTTAATATTTAACCTATCAAATGAAGGTAAAAACTTAGACACACTATTACAAACATTTAAAGAATTTGATTATAAGAAAAATTTTGGATATGAAAGTAGTGATAAAGTATGATAAAAAAAATAATTAAAAGTGATGCATTCGGATTTATATGTGGTTATGGATTAATGATTGTTCTAATAATTGGATTAATATTGTTAATGATAAATACAGATAAAAAAAGATGTGAAGCTAGAGGTGGCATATTTATATGGGAATGGTCATCACATGGAAGCAAATGTCATATAATAGACAGAGAGGAAGAAGAAATAATAACAGAAACTGAAGATGAGGAACAAATACAAAAAGCATAGACAATGGATTTATGCAGTATATAAGGGCGAAGAATTTATTACAGAAGGAACTAGAGAAGAAATATGTAAGAAATTAAAAATTAAAAAAAATACATTTTACTACTACAGAACTAGATTTTGGGAAGAAAGAGTAAAGAACGGAAATAACCATCGTGTTATTATAAGAATAGAGTAGTTGCAAGAAAAATAATTCTGTGTTATAATGACTGTGGTGTGTTAATGACGCACTCCTAACCTCTGAAGAAACGGATTAATTTAATCACCTCCGTTTTTTTCTTGTAAAAAAATAAAATTATGTTATAATGGAATTAAAGAGAGGTGGTATTATGGAACGTATAGTTTCTATAATAGTTGGAGTTTTGGTTGTAGGCGTAGGTGGATTACTATGTCTTTTTTTGTGTCTGGCAAGTACAATATCAGACAAATACTGGCAAGAATTAAAAAAGGAGAAAGAAGATGAACGAGAATGACTTTTCTATATGTAGATTTATAAAAAATGAATTGTGTTTCGTTACATACTATGAATTCTATAAAAACGCGAGAATACTAAAATACCACTACGAAGATTTAGACAATGATGGGAAAATATTTTATAAATGGTATGTATATGCTAATATTTTTATGGATGAAGCTCACAAAAACACAATATGGAATTATCTAAACAACAGTGAACCAGAATACTATGAAATACTTAAACAACAAATTAAAAAAAAGAATAAAAAATGAATGTAATTGTCTATTTAATAAAAGTATGGTATAATTAAAATTGAGATTAGAAGGAGAATACATGGAAAAGTTAAAAATCGAATATGTGGATATAGAAAGTATAAAACCATACAAGAATAATGCAAAACAACATCCACAAGAACAAATAGAACAGATAAAAAGGAGTATAGAACAATTTGGAATGGATGATCCAATAGGAATTTGGAAGGATGAAATAGTTGAAGGGCATGGCAGACTAATTGCTTGTAAAGAATTAGGAATGACCGAAATACCAATAATAAGATTGGATCACTTAACAGATGAAGAAAGAAAAGCATATACACTAGCTCATAATAAACTAACAATGAATAGTGACTTTGACATGGACATACTAAACGAAGAACTAGCAATGTTTGATACAATAGATATGTCAGAATTTGGATTTGAACTAGACTTCCCAACAGAAGAAGTGGAAATAATAGAAGACGAAGTTCCAGACATACCAGAAACTGCAAAATCAAAACTAGGACAGATATACCAATTAGGAGAACACAGACTAATGTGTGGAGACAGTACAAAAAAAGAAGATGTAGATAAACTAATGGCAGACACACAAGCAGACTTACTATATACAGATCCACCATATAATGTGGATGTTAGTAATTCACAAGGAATGAAGATACAGAATGACAACATGGACAGTGACTCATTTAGACAGTTTTTACACGATGCATTTGAATGTGCTAGTGAATCATTAAAACCTGGAGGGGCATTCTACATCTGGCACGCTGATAGTGAGACAGTAAACTTTAGAACACAATGTGAAGAAAATAGTTTACTTGTAAAACAATGCTTAATATGGGTAAAGAATGGATTTAACTTTGGCAGACAAGATTACAAGTGGAAACACGAACCATGTTTATATGGTTGGAAAGAGGGTGCAGGACACTACTTCGTAGAAGAATACAACCATCCGACAGTAATAGAAGATGAGATAGATGTTGACAAGATGAAGAAAGAAGAACTTAAAAAGCTCGTAGTGGAATTATTAGAGGACGAGAGACATACTACAGTGTTCCACGAAAACAAACCAATAAAGAACGATTTACACCCTACAATGAAGCCAATAAGACTATGTGCTGACATGATAAGAAATAGCAGTAAAAAAGGAGACATAGTACTAGACTTATTCGG